AGGACGCGCTCGCTTGAACTCCGACCTCTATTCGCAGGCCAAGCCGGTCTACTGGCTCGACCGCATCGCCACCCTGCGCGGCGGCACGATGCCGCCGCCGGTGCATGTGCAGCTCGTGCTGTCCGACCTGTGCAACCAGGACTGCGGCTTCTGCGCCTACCGCATGTCGAGCGGCCTGTCCAACGAGCTGTTCCCCGAGGGCAAGCGCAAGAACCCGCGCCGCATGATCGCCACGCCGAAGGCCGAGGAGATCATCGACGACTGCGCCGCCATCGGCGTGCAGGCGATCCAGTTCACCGGCGGCGGCGAGCCCACCGTGCACCCGGACCACCTGGCGCTGTTCGCGCGCGCGCAGGCGCACGGCATCGCCACCGCGCTGGTCACCAACAGCATCAACCTCGACCCGGTGCACCCGGCCGTGCGGGCGATGAAGTGGGTGCGCGTGTCGGTCGACGCCGGCACGCCCGAGACCTACGCGCGCACGCGGCGCGTCTCGGCGCGCTACTGGCACACCGTGTGGGAGCATGTGTCCGACCTCGCCGAATCGTGCGACGGCACCGTCAGCGTCGGATTCGTCATCACGCCGGAGAACTTCCGCGAGCTGATCCCCGCCTGCGAGATGGCGCTCGGCGCCGGCGTCGCCAACGTGCGCGTCGGCGCCGTGTTCTCGGCCGACGGCGTCGGCCACTACGGCAACCTGCTGCCCGAGATCCGCGCCAGCATCGCCGCCGCGCGCGCCGAGTTCGGCGACCTCGTCGTCGACCTCTTCGACCGCCGCATCGAAGACCTCGAAGCCGGCTCGCCAGCCGAGCCGATCTGCGGCTATCAGCACCTGACGACCTACATCGGCGGCGATCTCGGTGTCTACCGCTGCTGCAACACCGCCTACACCCGCGCCGGCAAGGTGGCCGACCTGCACGACGTGCGCTTCGCCCACCTGTTCGGCCGCCCGGTCGATGCGTTCGACGCCACGGCCTGCCGCTTCTGCCAGTTCCGCGGCCAGAACCAGGTGCTCGCGGCGGCGCTGCGCAAGCCGCTGCATGCGGAATTCGTGTGATCAGCATCTGCATGCCCTACTGGCAGCGCCAGCGCGAGCTCGACCGCTCGCTCGGCGCCTACCGGCGGGTCTACGAAGACCGCGCGCTCGAGATCTCGATCGCCGACGACGGCTCGCCCGAGCCTGTGGTGGCGCCCGGCTGCATCGTCACGCAGCTGCCGGCCAAGACGATGGGCCTCAATCCCTGCGTGCCGATCAACGCCGCGGTGCGCGCCAGCACCGGCAGCGTGGTCGTGCTCACCAACCCCGAGATCGAGCACCGCGAGGACGTGCTGACCGGCATGCTCGCGCTGCTTGAAGGCCCGGACGACTACGTCACCGTGCCGTGCCGCGACTCGAAGGGCATGTGGCTGGCCGGCCCGCAGGTCGACTACACGAAGAACGGCCGCCTGCCGGTGCCCGCGGGCGCGCATTTCCACTTCTGCGCGATGCTGCACCGCGAGCTGTTCGAGCGCGCCGGCGGCTTCGACGAGGGCTACCGCCACGGCCGCAGCTGCGAGGACAACGACTGGCTCTGGCGCCTGCACGCCGTCGGCGCGCGCTTTCGCACCGCGCCGGGCGTCGTGTGGCACTACCAGACGCCGCACGCCTTCCAGGGCACGCACGCCAGCAACCGCGACCGTCTGGTGGCCAGGTGGGGGCACCTGTGGGCGAACTGACCGTCGCCTGCGTCCTGCGCAGCGGCGGCGCCTACCGCGCGGGCCATGTGCACGGCCTGCACGCGCAGGTGCGGCACTTCCTGCCCGGCGCGCGCTTCGTCTGCCTGTCGGACATGCAGGTCGACTGCGAGCGCATCCCGCTGCAGACCGGCTGGCAGGGCTGGTGGGCCAAGCTCGAGCTGTTCCGCGCGCTCACCGGCCGCACGCTCTACCTCGACCTCGACAGCGTGATCCTGCGCGACCCGGCGCCGCTGGTCACCGGCGCGTTCACGATGATCCGCAACTGGGCCTACCCGGCGCTGTTCGCGTCCGGCGTCATGAGCTGGGAGGGCGACTACGGCCACATCCCGCGCGCCTTCGAGCCGGTGGCCGAGCGGGTGATGCGCGAGTACGTGACCTGCGAGCGCTGGGGCGACCAGGCGTTCATCGCCGAGCACGCCGGCCAGGTGCAGGCGTTCGAGCCGGGCGCGATCCTGAGCTACCGGCTGCACCGGCTGAAGGACAAGCCCAGGCCGCCGGCGGGTGCGACCATCGTCGCCTTCAACAACAACGCGCTGCCGTGGCACGGCCCGCAGTGGGCGCGCAAGTGGTGGGCCACCGAGCGCATCGCGGCATGAGGCAACGAACGATCCTGCCGCACACGCTGGCGCGCCCGCCCGGCCTGGTGTACGGCGAGCGCGTGCTCGACATCGGCGCCGGCATCCGGCCGATGGGCTGGTATCCGGCCAGCGAGCATGTCTGCGTCGAGCCGTTCGGGCCCTACGCCGAGATCCTGCGCGCGGCCGGCTTCGAGGTCATCCAGGAAACCGCGCTCGACGCGCTGCACACCCTCGACGACGCCAGCTTCGACGCGGTCTACCTGCTCGACGTGATCGAGCACATGACGCGCGAGCAGGGCCTGGCGGCGCTCGAAGGCGCGTGCCGCGTCGCCGCGCGCCAGGTGGTCGTCTACACGCCGGACGGCTTCAAGGCCCAGGACGGCGACGCCTGGGGCCTGGGCGGCGAGCATTGGCAGCGCCACCGCAGCGGCTGGACGGCGGCCGACTTCGGCGCCGGCTGGGCCGTGCACCCGTTCACCGACGAGGACGGCAGCCGCAGCCTGTTCGCGGTCTGGACGCGGCCGTGACGACGCTGCTTACCGTGCTGCGCGCCGGCGGGGACTTCCGGCCCGCGCATGTGCAGTGGCTCGCGCGCCAGGTGCCCGGGCTGCGCTGCCTGTCGGACCAGCCGGTGCCGGGCGTGCCGACCTGCGCGCTGCGCAGGGCCTGGCCCGGCTGGTGGGCCAAGCTCGAAGCGTTCGACGCCGACATCATCCCCGGCGACGTGCTGCTGATCGACCTCGACACCGTCGTCTTCGATCTGCCCACGCTGCCCGGCCGCACCACCGTGCTGCACGACTTCTACCGCCCGGCGCTGATGGGCTCGGGTTTCATGTTCCTGACCGAAGCCGACCGCGTGCGCTGTTTCGAGGCCTTCATCGAAAACCCGAAGCGCCACATGCGCGAATGCACGACGCGCGCGCGCTGGGGCGACCAGGGCTTCCTGCAGCCGCTGCTCGGCGCGACCGCGGCGCGCTGGGGCGACGAGGTGCGCAGCTTCAAGCTGCACTGCCGCGGCGGTGTTCCGCGTGAAACAAAGGTCGTGTGCTTTCACGGCAAGCCGCGGCCGTGGGACTGTGGCGCCGAGTGGGTGCCGGAATTGGAGGTGGCGTGTGCTTGACGACTTCGAGGTGGTGAAACGCGGCGAGGAGCGCCAGCCCGAGTGGGCGCGGCGCATCGAGCGCAAGCTCGACACCCTGATCGCCGCGCTGGCCGAGGAGGAGGGCGAGGAATCGCTCACCACGCTCGACGGCCAGCGCATCGCCGCGCGCGACACGCGCCGGGGGCTCGGGTGAAGGTCACGACCAGGATCGAAGGCCTCGACGGCGTGCTCGACGCACTGAAGAAGCTGCCGCCCGAGGTGGTGAGCAAGAACGGCGGCGTCGTGCGCAAGTCGCTGCGCAAGGGGGCGATGGTGATCGTCAAGCAGGCGCGCGTGAACTTCGCCGCCGCGGTGCAGCAGGTCGGCAAGTCCGGCATCACCGACACGACCGGCTTCACCGAGCGCCAGATCATCGCCCGGCGCGGCAAGTTCGGCGGCAAGGGCGAGCGCCAGGTGGTCACCGTGCGCGGGGCGCCGCACCCGAACGGCAACGTCTTTCGCGGCCGGCCGATCCAGGCCAACGACATCGCGTTCCTGATGGAAGCCGGCACGAGCGCGCAGCCCGCCACGCCCTGGCTGCGGCCGGCGTTCGCCGCCACCGCGCCGGCGGCGATCTCGACCGTCGAGCGCGAGCTGGTGAGCGAGGTCGCCAAGGCGGCGCGCAAGTTGGGCTTGAAGGGGACGTGATGTACGATCCGCGCCGTGAAGCGCCTTGCCATCCTGCTGGCCTGCCTGCCGGCGTTCGCCCAGGAGCCCGCGCCGCTGTTCGACCAGGCCAAGGCCAGCGTCGGCGCGCGCCTGAAGGACCCCTACTCCGCGGTCTACGAATCGCTGCGGCTCGGCCGGGCGGCCAGCGGCGCCCCGGTGGTGTGCGGCACGGTCAACGCGAAGAACTCCTACGGCGCGTTTGCCGGCCGCAAGCGCTTCTACTGGGTCGACGACAAGGCGTTCGACATCGAGGGCGAGTCGGGCTCGTTCGCGCTCCTGTTCGAGGCGTTCTGCCGGCGCCAGTAGCGGCGCGGGGGGCGGGCTGATGTTCCCGCCCGTCTTCCAGTGGCTCAAGGCGAGCGCCGACGTGAAGAACATCGTCGGCACCAACCCGCCGCGCATCTATCGGCACGGCGCCGCGCCGCAGACGGCCGACGGCAAGCCGATGGCGCTGCCCTACGTGACGTGGTTCGTCGTCACCGACCAGCCGGCCAACAACCTGAGCGACCCGGTGCCGGTCGACCGCTTCGGCATCCAGGTCGACTGCTGGCACCAGACCGACACCGGCATCGAGCTGCTGGCCGAGGCGGTGCGTGATGCGCTCGAGCTGCACGGCGTGTGCACCGGCCTCATCGCCAACCTGCGCGAGCCCGAGACGCGGCTGTTCCGCATTGGGCTGACGTTCGACATCTGGCACGGGCGGCCGCTGGCTGCCGCGTCGTCGCTGTAGGGCAAACCGTTTTCCCAACCCGGCCCGCCGAGTGCGGGCCTTTTTCATGGAGCATTGCAAATGGGCGTCGTTGACAACCAGTTCGAGACCCAGGGCACCAACCTGTACTTCGTCGACACGACGACGAGCAGCGTCGACGAGGTGCGCAAGGTCACCTGCCCGACCAGCATCCCCGGCATCGGCGGCGGCACCAAGGACCGCATAAACACCGACTGCCTGGACAACGTGACGGGCTTTCACCAGTACATCGGCGGCCTCGCCGACTCGGCCGAGATGACGGTGCCGTTCATCCTCTACAAGGGCGACCTCGCGCACCAGGCGCTGCTCGCGCTGCGCCGCAGCAACCAGACGGTCGGCTGGTATGTCGGCCTGTCCGACGACACCGACGATCCGACGATCGACAGCGACGGCGACCTCGTCTCGCCGGCCACGCGCACCGGCTTCTCGTTCCGCGGCTACGTCGCCAACCTCACCTTCGACGCCGAAGGCAACGAGGTGGTGCGCGGCTCGCTGACGATCCAGCGCACCACCGACATCGTCGAGAACTGGGCCGCCTGATGCTGCCGGCCGCCCTGTTCCGCAGCGACGAGCTGCACCGGCGCGAGATCACGCTCGGCGACGGCTCGGTGCACGAGCTGACGTTCCGCGAGATGACGCACGCGCAGGAGCTGAAGATGCGCGAGATCGCGCGCGCCGACGGCGACCATGTGTCCTACATGATCGCCTGCAGCCTGTGCGACGAGGACGGCACGCTCGCGCTCACCGAGGCCCAGGCCGCCGACATGAAGCGCGGCGTGCGCAACGCGCTGGTGACCGCGATCATGGACCTGAACGGCGCCGGGGCCACGATGGGAAAAGCATCGCCGCCCGCGGCGAACGCTGGTTCGAGCACGTCCTAGCGCTGGCGCTGGGCATGACGATCGGCCAGATGCGCGCGTCGATGACGCAGCGCGAGTTCGCGTCGTGGGCGGAGTTCTACAAGCTGTTCCCGTTCGACGACCGCCACCGCTTCCACCGCCCGGCGGCGATGGTGTCGGTAGCCCTGGGCGGCGGCATGTACGAAGAGCGGCTCGAATTCCTCTCGCCCGAGCCGGTGCCCGAAGGCCTGTCGAAGGTGGATCTGAGCGTGATCAAGGCGCTGGGCCTCAAGCCGCGTCGCAAGGAGTCCTGACACATGGCCGCTGGTTCGATCGTCATCTCGCTGCTCATGCTCACGGGCAGCTTCGAAACCGACACGAAGAAGGCCGAGCGCGCGCTCAACCGCCTGAAGAAGGAGGCGGCCGAGACGGGCAAGGTCGTCGGCACCGCGCTCGCCGCCGGCGCCGTCGCCGCCGCCTACGCCTTCGACAAGCTGGTCAAGGGCGCCGCCGACTTCAAGGATCTCGAGGAGACCACCGGGGCGAGCGCGGAGGAGCTGGCGTCGCTCGCCATCGCCGCCGAGACGGCCGGCGTCGGCATGGAGACGCTGGCCGCGAACTCGATCCGGCTCACCAAGGGCCTGACCGGCGTCGACGACGAAAGCAAGGCGGCCGGCGCGGCGATCGCGGCGCTGGGGTTGAACCTGGCCGACTTCAAGAAGCTCGACCCGGTGGCGCAGGTCGACGCGCTGACGAAGGCGTTCGCCGGCTTCAAGGACGGGTCGGAGAAGACCGCCGTCGCCACGGCGCTGTGGGGCAAGTCCGGCGCCGAGATGCTCAAGGTGATGAAGGCGCTCGAGGAGCAGGGCGGCCGCAGCGCCATCCTGACGCAGACGCAGATCGACCAGGCCGACGCCTACGCCGACGCGCAGGCCAAGGCGGGCGCCGAGCTGCGCCTGTATGCGCAGGCGGCGGCCACGCAGGGCGCGCCGGCGTTCCTGGCGCTCACCAACGCTGCGGCCGACTTCATCAAGGAGCTGATCGGCGTCGACAAGGAGACGGGCAGGCTTGCGCAGTCGTCGGCGATGAAGGACTTCGCCACCGGTGCGGTCAAGGCGCTCGCGTTCGTGATCGACGCCGGCGACGGCGTGGTGCGGGTCTTCAAGGGCGTCGGCCTGGCGGTCGGCGCGGCGGCGGCGGTCGTCGGTGCGTTCG